AATTATTTTCAGCAAAAAAATTAATATTTAATGACAAGCATAATTTAACCATAAAAGGTTATGATGTTGAGGTTTATCCCCAAGATTCCAAAGAGGAACATACAGCAGAAGGTCAATACTCATTAATGAATAGTGACTGGTTGGTTGTACCCAAGAAAGAAAAACCCCCAATCAACAAGCCAAAATTAAAATTAAAAATTGACCACTGGGTTGAATTTGTTAAAAAGACCTTAATGACCGCTGATAAAGCATCATTGCAAGTTGCCAAGGAGAAAATGACCAAATTAAGTGACAAATTAAGAAAATTCAGAAAACGAGGTTTGGAGAAAGATGGTGAATTTTCAAATGAGAATTTGGTGTATAAATATTTAAGAAGGTCTGGGTTATTGGATAAAATATTTAATTATCAATATAAGAAGAGAACCAAAGAATTATCTATTGAAAATGAAATTTATTAAATTTTATTTTTACTATACTAATATTTAATATATTTGATATATTTATATATAAAAATAAAATGGCTATACTAAGTGCTAATACTTTTTATGAATATACCAAAGGTATGTTGGGATTTTTTAGTGGCAACCCTCTAACGGGCACAACCCAAGTTCCCCACCCACAAACAGTTATTCGTAACGTAACTGGTGGTACTGATACTGTTATTGAATTATCTGCCGTAAAGTTAGGTGGAATTAATGGATTAAATAATTAAAAAATATAAAAAAATGAGTAAATTAAAACCAATTGGCAGTGAAAAACTGCAAGGTAGTGCAAAGCTAAACAGAATGTTAGAAATTGCTATGTATAAGGAAGTTGATAGACAAAATGTCAATGAAACTAGCTCACAAGAATATGATATAAAATTACCTGATGGTAACAAATATGTTATTGTTAAGGAAAAAGTTGGATATATAATCAAAAGAGGATTAACCGAGTCAACATTGGATTATATTGAGCCAATGAAAAATAGAACGTATTACAGGTCATACTCACAAGCGTTAAAGAAGTTAAATTTAATCACCAAAGAATTAAACGAAATTTATGATAACCCAGATGGTATTTCATTATTTGGTGAACAGAAAAAATATACATTAAAAACACCAAAACCAGAACCATCTGCTGATGGTATGGGTGACGCACCTATGCCACCTCCAGCACCACCAGCGGTACCACAACCAGAACTACCCCCTTCACCATTGGAAGGTGGAGGTGATATGGGTGATATGGGTATGCCACCACCAGAAGGGGGTGAAATGCCTCCTATGGATGATATGGGTGGTGAAATGCCAGATATGGGTGATGATATGCCAGATATGGATGATGGTATGGAAGATGACAATATGGGCGGTAAATCAAAAAAAGGTGAAGAACAAATTACATTTAAAACCATACAAAAATTAACAGGTAGATTAACACAAAAAATCAGAGCGTTAGAAAATGAAGAAGGTTTAACTTCGGAAGAAATTAAATATGTTATTAATATGGTCATTTCTTCTTTAAATATTGAAATACTTGACGAAGAAGATCTTGATGATATTATGTCAAAATTTGAAGGGGGTGAAGATATGGGCGATGAAGATATGGGTGAAATGCCTCCTATGGATGATATGGGTGAAATGCCTCCTATGGGTGATATGGGTGATATGGGTGATATGGGTGAAATGCCACCTATGGATGATATGGGCGCAGATAATATGGGTGATATGGATCAAATGCCGCCAGCAGAGGGGGGGGGTGAAAGTTATGCTCCTAAAAAAAGATATTCTGAATCCAAAGTGGATAATATTTTATCAAAATATTTTGAATTAAGTCCACAAGAAAAAATATTAGCAGAACAAAAGAAGAATAAAAATGCAAAATTATTAAAAGAAAATTTAAAATCAATAAATCTTTTATCTGAAACAAGAAACCAATATTTAGCCGCTGAAAGTTTTTTAAACAAATATAAAAGATTTAAAGTTATGGGTAAATCCAACTTGGGGAATATTATATTGAAGTTAAATGAAAGAACAGTTAAGATAAATAAAAAAGGTGATATCATATAATGAATAGATTAATTTTCATAAACTCATTAGGCGTCAATTATAAAGGTGATTTTATATATGAATTTATATTTTCATCTTCTGATTCAGTTTGGGGTGAAAGTTGGGAAGCCAAACCATCAAATGGATATCCAAAGCCACCAGAATTAAAATACATTACAAAAGTTGGACAATTAACAACAGAAGATGTATCATTATATTTAATACAAAATTCGGATTATTTTTCAATGATTGATTCTGTTGATGGTGTTATTGCACTAGGTTGGGAAATAAATGAAGATGTTAAAAATAGATTGGTATTCAAGTTTGGCGAAACTGAGCAAGAAATAAAAAATAAACTATATGAAAGAGATTTAGTATTAGAATTTGAAAAAATTATGACTTATGAAAATTAATAAAAAAGTAATAACACTTTTAGAGGGTGGATTTTCAATGCAAACTTTAAGAGGTATGAGTGAGAACAATATAAATTATTTATACACTAAAGTAATGAAGGAACAAACTACACAAACCAAGGGTAGTATTACAACCAAAAATGAACCAAAGGCAATTCAATTAGCTGCTAAAGGTTATAATGTTAGACTTGAGAAAAAGGAAATGGGTGAGGCAAAGAAAAAATCTCAAACAAAAAATCCTTTTGCCATTTGTACAGCACAATTAAAAAAAGAATTTGGAACATCTGAAAGAAGTGAGTGGACAAAACCACAAATTAAAAAATATGAAAGATGTGTTATGGATGTTAAGAAAGGTGTAAAAGAAGGCGTAAATCCAATTGATGTTTTTATTGAAAATGAAATGGATAGAATGATTGAATCTTATTCAAAACCAAAAGTAACCAAAATTGCATTATTAAGGCATTTAAGAGAACAAGATGCCCCAACTATTAAACCAGTTGTAAAACCAGCAAAACCAACTACAAAACCAACAAGGAGAGATAATCCATTCATCAACCCAAACCCAAAAGTTAATCCAGATCCAAAAGCCAATACTGAAACAAAACCAATTGTAAAACCAGCAAAACCAACAACAAAACCAACAAGGAGAGATAACCCATTTATTAACCCAAACCCAAAAGTTAATCCAGACCCAAAAGCAGTCTCACCTGAAAAAGCAAAAAACGCTATTATAGATAATATTATGCAATTACTAAATTTTGAAAACTAATGAAGGATATTAACAAATTAATAAAAAGAAAACTAAAGGAGCAATTAGATTATAGTGGTTCTGAAAGAATGGATCCAAGACTTGAAAAGAAGTTGGCTGACCCTGAAAGTATGTTTGCTAAGAACCCAGCATTAAAGAGGGGGTCTTTGGATGTTCAAAAATTATATAGTGATTCCTTTAATGACTTGGTTGAAAAGGTTAGAGATGTGGTTGGCAAGGATGATTTGACACCAAATGAATTGGCTAGTGTAATATCAAACACTATGTTTAGAAATGTTCAAGCAATTCAACAGATTGAACAGTCAAATAGTGATGAATTAGTAGAGTTAGCAATTGAAGGTACTTTAAATGAAATGGAAATTTCTGATGAAACATTTACTATTAACGCAACATTAGGTATGCCAGGTAGTGATGTGGTTGGTAAAATGAAACAAAATAAAGAGAAAATAGAAGATGAGTTAACTTTTGAGGAACAAGAGGTATTAGATGATGAAGTTTTTAAAAGAGATATTATCAATGCTTTAATTGGTGGAACAGGGAAAAAAGTTCAATACATCTATGAAAAGCCAGAAATAAAAGCAAGATTAGATGAAATTAATCCAAGATTATTTCAATTATATAAATCAACATTACCATTAATTGACCTTCATTTTTATTATTTAAATGAAAAATTTATGGATGCTGCTAGTAGTGGTGATGGAGTTGCTGGTGCTGTTGAAGTTGATGATGAAGAAGATGAGGAAACAAATGAATTAAAAACTGTTATAAATGCTGCTGGATTTATTTTTCCAGTTCTATGCCATGAAATAGGTAAGGGAGTTCAAGAAGCATTAGCAAGACAAGGTTACCCATCTGACACTGATACAGCTAATATGACATTAGGGCAAGCAGATACATTAAAAGCTGAAACAGAGGGTTTAAGAATTGGGCCAGCCATCTTAAAGAAGATAAGAAATATTTTACCAATGGATGTATTGGACAAATCAGATATTGGATTAATTAATTTCTTTTTTGTTGAATTGTATAAAATACCTGCAAAAGAATTTCTTAACTTAATGAAATATGTTATATCAACTAATCCTAGTGATAATTCATATGCTCAAAATGAATTTAAAGACTTAGTTGCTGCTGCAAGAGAAGGTAAGCAAAGATATCTTGATTATTTAATGAGTCAATTTGATGATGGTGGTTTAGGCGACCAAGATGATGATACAAATACCCCAGATAATACTAAAAAAGACAATACATATTCTGGTGGCAAACAAGTTACAAATTTTGACCCAAATGATTATATGGATGTCAGTTTACCTGAATTACTTAAAAATTTGAGAGATGCAAATATGTTAAATTAATTTTTATTTTTCATAGAATTAACCCTCATTCTTAATTAGTTTGGGGGTTTTTTTATTTTGTATGTATTTATAAAAAAACAAAATATGACAAGAGATCAAGTATTGATTGAATCAGCCAAATGTATAAAAAGCACACCATATTGTTTAAAGACATATTTACAAACTTATGACAATACAGTGAAAAGATATGTACCATTAGATTTATTTCCAGACCAAGTAAAATTGATTGAGGATTTTGATTTGTATAATGAAAATATTGCATTAAAGTATAGGCAGGCTGGGGTGTCAACGGTTACAGCTGCTTGGATATCAAAAAAATTAGCATTTGCAAATAAGAATAAACCTGAAAAAGTGTTAATTATTGCCAACAAATTGGATACCGCAGTTGAGATGGCTAATAAGGTTAGACATTTTACAGAGCAATGGCCTAATTGGGTTGGTATTGGATTTTCATCTGAAAAAAATTCAGCAAGGCATTTTAAATTAAATAATGATTGTGAGATTAAAGCAGTGGCAACATCAAAAGACGCATTAAGGGGTTATACACCCACCATATTGATATTTGATGAGGCAGCCTATATTGATGCTGACCCCGACTTCTGGGCAGCCTCTATGGCATCGCTATCAACAGGGGGTAAGGTTGTGGTAATATCAACACCAAATGGTTATGATAGGATATATTATGAGATATATGACCAAGCATTACGTAATATGAATGAGTTCAAGATTACTGAAATGGTTTGGTATAGGGATCCAAGATATACAAAAGATTTATTTTTGGTAAAGACAAAAGATATGATTCATTATCTTTTAAATAAAGAAGAATATACCAAAGATGATATATTAGATTTATCACATGAGAATTCATACGAAAGAGACCATCAAGTAGTGATTGACCATATTGAAGAAGGTTATAAACCATGTTCATCTTGGTATGAGGGTATGGTGAAGAAATTAAAATATGATAAAAGAAAAGTTTCACAAGAAATTGAAAGTAATTTCTTGGGTTCTGGCGATAATGTATTTGATTCAGACTTATTGACAAATATTTTAAAAAATCAATTGGCAAACCCCATATCAAAATTGATGGGAAATAGTTTATGGATGTTTAAAGAGCCAGAAAATGGTCATAGGTATGTTGCAGGTGTTGACGTATCAAGGGGTGACTCAGAAGATTTTTCAACAATTCAGATTATTGATTTTGATACACAAGAACAAGTTTTGGAATATGTTGGCAAAATACCCCCAGATATATTAGCAGAAGTTGTGTATAAATGGTGTACAATGTATAGGGCGTTTGTTGTTGTTGATTTGACTGGTGGAATGGGAGTTGCAACATCTAGGAAATTACAAGAAATGAATTATCCAAGTTTATATTATGATAATGTTGATACAAATAATAAATGGAAGTATGACCCAAAAATGTATGAAAGAATTCCTGGAATAAATTTCAATAACAAAAGAGTTCAAATGATTGCATCTTATGAAGAAGCATTAAGACATGGTTTTAAAATTTATTCAAATAGACTATACAATGAAATGAATACGTTTATATATATAAATGGAAGACCTGATCACCAGAAGGGGCATCATGATGATTGTATTATGGCAATAGCAATGGCTACTTATGTTGCAGAAAAGTCTTTTCAAGTTTTGGAAAAAGTAGCAAACCATACAAAAGCAATGATTAATTCTTGGAGTACACATACAAACACATATACTGAACAATCACTCTATTTTAATCCAATGATATCAAATGCCAATGGTAAAGATGGAATAAATACCCCAAATGTAAATGATTACCAAAAATATAATTGGTTATTTGGTGGAAGATAAATATAATATGTTATGAGTAATAATGAAAATCTAACGGTTTGGCAAAGGTTATCTGCAACTTTTGGACCAAATTCTCTTTTAAACCAAGATATTCCAACGTATAAATTTGATAAGAAAGAGTTATTAAGAACGCAAAATAAAGATGAATATGAAAGGGAAAAATTACAAGCCCAGCAATCATTTTATTTATCAAATCAATGGGCAAAGATTGATAATCACTTATATACCCAAGCAGTATATTATGAACCAACAAGATTAGCATCAGTCTATGATTTCGAAAGTATGGAGTATACGCCAGAAATAGGGGCAGCATTAGATATATATGCTGAAGAATCAACAACAGCAAATGAAGATGGTCATATGTTACAAATATATTCTGAATCAAAAAGAATTAAATCGGTACTAACTGATTTATTTAATAATGTTTTGGATATAAATACATCATTACCTATGTGGACTAGGAATACAGCTAAGTTTGGTGATAATTTTGTCTATTTAAAGTTAGATCCCGAAAAAGGCATTGTTGGTTGTAATCAATTACCTAATATAGAAATAGAAAGATTAGAACCAGGTGGTACAGATAAATCACCAGCATACGGTGAAATGTCATCTGAAAATCAATCTATGAAATTTAAATGGAAAAACAGACAGATGGAATTCCAACCTTGGGAAATTGCGCATTTCCGAATATTGGGAGATGATAGAAAATTACCTTATGGTACATCTTTATTGGAAAAAGCAAGGCGTATTTGGAAACAACTTTTATTGGCAGAAGATGCTATGTTAATATATAGAACATCAAGAGCACCAGAACGTAGGGTATTTAAAGTTTTTGTTGGTAATATGGATGATAATGATGTTGAGGCATATGTACAACGTGTTGCAAATAAATTCAAACGTGAACAAATTGTTGATAGTAAAACGGGTAATGTCGATATGAGATATAATCAAATGGCTGTTGACCAAGATTATTTTGTTCCTGTAAGAGACCCCGGTCAAGCAAGCCCAATTGAAACTTTAGCAGGTGCTGCGAATCTTGGAGAAATTGCAGATATAGAGTACATCCAGAAAAAATTGGTTACAGCGTTAAGAATACCAAAAACATTCTTGGGGTTTGAAGATGTGGCTGGTGAAGGTAAAACATTAGCGTTACAAGATATTAGATTTGCTAGAACAATAAATAGAATACAAAAATGTATGATATCCGAATTGAATAAAATTGCAATTATTCATTTATTTTTATTAGGTTTTGAGGATGAAATATCTAATTTTACTTTGGGATTAACCAATCCATCAACACAATCAGATTTATTAAAGATTGATGTTTGGAAAGAAAAGGTTGGTCTTTATAGAGATGCGGTTGCGGATCCTGGTACAGGTATTTCACCAGTTTCGGCAACATGGGCTAAAAAACATATTTTTGGTTTCTCTGATGAGGAGATTAGATTAGATTTGCAACAACAGAGAATTGAAAGAGCGGTTGGTGAAGAATTAAAACAAACCCCTCTCATTATTAAGAAAACTGGATTATTTGATAATATTGATAAGTTATATGGTACGGTAAGTGGTGGTACAACAACTGCTGGCGCACCACCGCCAGAAGGTATGGATATGGGCGGTATGGATACGGGTGGTATGGATATGGGCGGTATGGATATGGGTGCGCCACCACCACCAATGGGGGATGATATGGGAGCACCGCCACCACCAGAACTAGGTCTAGCACCAGAATCAAGAGATAGAAATTTGAATATTTTGCTTGAAAATAGCAAGTTTAATGCGACAAATTATATTCCATTATCAAAAGGTCAAAAATCTTTGGGGGATTTAGAAAACGAACTAAAAAAGTTATTAGGTTCATAATATTTATAAAAAAAGAAAAATATGAAATTTGGTAGAGTAAAAACAATTATTGAAAATAATCTTTCAGAATCTGTAAAAGATAAGAAGATTTTTAAAGAAAATATAAAAAATTTTAAAAAGCATATTTTAAAAGATAAAAATTTATCCAAATTATATGTATTATATGGTGATTTATCAAAGCCAAGGGGTTTAACTGAAAGTGAGGCAAAAACTTATCTGGATGAGGGCATTGATTGGGCTAAGAAATTAATTAGTAAATCTAAAATACCAGTCATCCTGAATAAACTTGATAATAATGAATATGGAAATATTGATAAATTAGTTTATGAATCAACAAAAAGTATTGAAGAATTGGTTGAAATCAAAAAGAATATTTTAACTGTATTAGTACAACCAATTAAAATTAATGAGAATAAAATTAACTTACCAATAAGTTCAATGGTTAAAGTTGTTAATACAAAAGTTAATGAATATATTAATTCATTAAATGAGGAAACAAAAAAAGAAATTTTATCATTATTAAAAGAAGATAAGAATAAATTAAATGCTGATTTTATAACATTAAAATCTGATACAGAGAAGAAACTATTTGAATTGTCTTTGACCGAAACAAATGCTGAAGTAAAAGAAAAGATATTAAAGGCTATTGATAAGGTTAAAACTGATAAGTTTGATATATTGAATTATTATGAAATAAAAAATTTAAATAAATCATTAAATGGTTAATATCATTTGATAATTATATTGTTTTTGTTTATTTTTAAATAAACAATTAACAATCAATGAAGAATGGGAAAAAAATAAGACTTAGGTTATTTAATGATTTAAAAGTATTTTACGGTACTATTGATTATATTGAATTAAAATCAATTTACATAAATATTCAATCTTGGGTTCAACCAAAAGATGACTATACTAACTGGAAAAAAATTGTTTGCACCCAGTCAAGGGATATTAAGCACACAATATTAGATGTCAATGATTTGAATTTATTTCATAAATCAACAATTGTTGATTTGGATATTAGGCATAGTGGTCTTTCGTTAGATAAAAAATCTTTTATGAACCTTGAAATAACTTTATTTGCTAAAGTTGGGGTTGATTTTAAATCAAATGAATTAAAAGAATCTGTTAGAAAAATAATAAAAGAAATATATAATAAAAATATTTCTAAAAACAAATATTTTGATTTTTTCATAACAAAAAGAGATTTAATTCAATAAAACAAAACATTTTATATATTTATTATATAAAATATAATATGAATAGTTTAAGAATATTAGAATCAAATGAAATTGGTCATGGAATATTAATTGAGACTGATGCTGGTTGGATTAATCCCAAAGACCAATTAAATGTTAATTTAATACAAGAAAACAAAAAGTTAGATTATAAGAACCCTTTTGAATTTTATGCTGTATTGCAAAAACATGATGTACCAAATAGAAATGGTAGAACATATCCCGAAAAAATATTAAGAAGGGAGGCTGAAAGATACAAGCAAATTATTGAAAAGGGTTTATCTACGTCTGAATTAAATCACCCCGAATCATCCTTAATTGACTTAGATAGAGTTGCCCACTTAATAACAGAAATTTGGTGGGATGGTAATATACTAATGGGTAAATTATTGCTATTAACCTCTCCTGGCTTTCACCATAGCGGTGTTGTATCAACCAAGGGTGATGTTGCCGCAAATCTAATGAGGCAAGGAGTGAGCCTAGGAATTAGTTCTAGGGGGGTTGGATCACTTAAAAAAGTTGGGGAGAAAAATGAGGTTCAAGATGATTTTGAATTGATTTGTTTTGATTTGGTTTCATCACCATCAACACCCGGGGCATACCTATTCTCAAATAAGGAAGATAGACATAAGTATGATGAGAAATTGGAAGAAGAAAAGAAAATTGACCCCTCAAATAATATATTAAAATTAATGAATAAACTTGATAATTATTTAAAATAAAATGGAAATAGCAACATTAAAAAACATATTTAATTTCCTTGAAGTAAATGAAAAAAAATTATCCATAAAATGGAAAATGATGAATAAAATCCCCTTTACTAAAGAACAATTATATGTCAAAGGTGATTTGGATTTACAAGGGGAAGACATAGAACAATTGCCAGCAGGGTTATATGTTAAACGTAATTTATTGTTAAATGCCACACCAATAAAAAAATTACCAAAAGGTTTAAGAGTTGGTGGTGATTTGCAGTTACAAGATTGTGAAAATTTAAAATCCCTACCAAAAGATTTAAAAGTTCGGGGTAATATATGGCTTGGTGGCACACCATTAGGAAGAATGTCAGATGAGAAAATATTAAACATGGTAAAACCAGATGGCTATATAGGTAACATATATTAAAATGAAAGAAGAAACATTAAAAAAAATATTTAATTTTCTTGAATCAAAGGAAAATAAATCACCCAAATTTAAAGGAAGTTTAATGTGGAAATTAAAATTTAATGAACCATTAACAGAAGAAGATTTAAATGTTGAAGGGGATTTGGATTTAGAATATAAAAATATAACCTCATTACCAAATAACCTAAAAGTTGGTGGTATTTTACTTTTACACGGTTCTAAAATAACCTCATTACCTAAAGGGTTGAGAGTTGGTGTGGATTTGGATTTAAAGAAAACAAAAATAACCTCATTACCAGAAAATTTACAAGTTGGGCGTGATTTGTATTTGGCTGGTTCAGCCATAACCTTGCTACCAAAAGGATTGAAAGTTGGTCGTAACTTGTTTTTAGCTAAAACAAAGATAACCTCATTACCAGAAGGATTAAAAGTTGGGGGTGATTTAGATTTAATGAGTACAAATATAACCTCATTACCAGAAGGATTGGAAGTTCGGGGTTCCTTGAGTTTGATTGCCTCAAAAATAACCTCATTACCAAAAGATTTAAAAGTTGATGGTTCAATATTTTTAAGAGGTACTAAAATAACTTCACTACCAGAAGGTTTTAAAGTTGGGGGTAATTTAGCCATTAGTGGAACAAAAATAAAATCATTACCAGAAGGATTGGAAGTTGGTGAAAATTTGTATTTATCAGAGGATATAACCTCCTTACCTAATGATTTATATGTTGGTGGTAATTTGTTCATATCTGATACAAAAATAACTTCATTATCAAAAGGATTGTATGTTGGTGGCAATTTAGATTTATTTGGCACAAAAATAACCTTATTACCAAAAGGATTGAAAGTTGATGGTAATTTGAATATAAGAAAAACAGTATTAGAAAAATATTCAAATCAAGAATTAAGAAAAATGATTAAACCTGGATTTATAAAAGGGTCAATAATTAGAGATTAAAAAATTTGATTTTACAAAAAAAACAACTATATTTATACAAACAAATAAAAAACAATACCTATGGATGAAAAATTCTTTGTTGCCAGATTAACTTTTTCTCTACCTGATGAGAATACTGGTAAAATGAAAAAAGTAAGAGAAGAGAAATTAGTTAAAGGTTATTCTGTAACAGATGTTGAAGCAAAAGTTACAGAAAAGTATAAAAACTTTTCCCAAGATTGGAGAATAACAGCAGTTTCAGAATCAAAAATTGATGAGGTTTTTGTTTAAAACAAATAACTTTTATCGTAAACCCCTAGCATAAATAATGTTAGGGGTTTTTTATTTTTTAAAAAATAATGATAATCAGTAACTTTTTTACTTTTTGATATATTTATAATAAAAATAAATAAAAATTATGCAACCTGAAAAAAATTTAGTAGAAGAAGCGCTAATTCAAATGAAACAAATTGAAGATGTGCTTGCAGAAAACGCAAAAGGAATACTTTCTTCAACAATGAAGGAAGAAATCGAAGAGTTGGTTAAAGAATCTTTAAATGAACAAGAAGATATTGAAGATGATGAAACTGATTTAGATATGGAGGATGATATGGATATGGAGGATGATATGGATATGGAGGATGATATAGATATGGAGGATGATATGGATATGGAGGATGATGTGGATATGGAAGATGATATGGATATGGAGGATGATGTTATTGATATGAGGGGAGCATCACAAAGTGAACTTTTAAAAGTATTTAAAGCAATGGATGATGAAGATGGTATAATTATATCAAAAGATGGTAATGATATCTCATTAACTGATGATGGTGATGAATATTTAATAAGACTAGGAGAACAAATAGAAGATTTTGATTCAGATATGGAAGATGAGGATGATATGGATGATATGGAAGATGAGGATGATATGGATATGGAGTATGATATGGAAGATGAGGATGATATGGATATGGAAGACGAAGAAGATTATGATGCAGAATTAGAAGAAGATGATACGCAATCAACAATTGATAAAATTTTTGAAAAAGCAAATAAACATAGCAATGTTATTTATGAAATAGAAATGGAAGACGAAGAAGAGTTTGATGTAGAAGATGATGGTTATGAGATGGAAGACGAAGATGAAATGGAAGATGATGATTATGAAATGGAAGATGATGAAGATTTTGATTGTTCTAATTTTAGCACTTCAGATTATTTAGCCAAAAATCCAAAAGCAACTATTTCTGATGTATATGATTACTTGAAAGAAAAAGGTTGTTTAAATGGTGGTGATGGTAATGTTGGAGAGAATTATAATTATTTAGGTGAGGCTAAAAAGACTTCCAAATTTAAGTACAAGATGGCTAAAAACGGTTTTAATGAAAAAATGAAAGAGGGTCCTAAAAAAATGGGAACAGGTAAAGCCAAATTTAACTATGACAAATCCGCAGCAAATGTTGATGGGAAAATGAAAAAAGTTACAACTGGTAAAAAACAAGAAACCAAAGAAGCATCAAGAACTTACGGAATGGGAAGTAAAGCAGGTAGAGGTCTTAGAAAAGGCGTAACACCAAATAGAAATTTACATTTAGAGGCTCTGGAAAACCAAGTTTCTGAATTAAAACAAACAAATAATGATTATAAAAAATCATTAAACATTTTTAGAGAGAAACTAAATGATGTTGCAGTATTCAATGCTAATTTAGCATATGCAACAAGATTGTTTACTGAACACTCAACTACTAAAAAAGAAAAAATAAACATTTTAAGACGATTTGATAATATTCAGACATTACAAGAATCTAAAAACTTGTATTCTGCTATTAACAATGAATTATCAAAAGATTCAAATTCGTCTTTAAATGAGTCTGTTAACCGTAAGATTTCAAATGTTGCGTCAACAGGTTCATCAGCTAACTTAATTGAATCAAAAACTTATGAAAACCCTCAATTTTTGAGGATGAAGGATTTGATGGGTAAATTAGGTTAATAAATTAAATAAAAAAAAATAGAAAATGGGAGCATTATTAGAATCAGGTCTTGTTGGTAATATTGGGTTGAAACACCTAAAAGTTATCAAAGAAGATACAATTAACAAATGGAATAAATTAGGATTCCTTGAAGGCTTAAAAGGTCATTTAAAAGAGAATGTTGCACAGTTATATGAAAACCAAGCATCATATCTTATTAACGAAGCTGCTAGTACATCTGATACTGGTGCGTTTGAAACAGTTGTTTTCCCAATTGTTAGGAGAGTATTCTCTAAATTATTGGCAAATGATATTGTTTCTGTACAAGCAATGAACTTACCTATTGGTAAATTATTCTTCTTTGTACCTCAAATCCAAGAAGCAAATGCTGGTGGTGTGGCTGGTGCACATTATTCACCTTATGGTGCACCTCTTGCTGCTAATGATCAAACACCAACTTCTGGTTATGGTGGAGCTAATGCTGGTAAAAATCTATATGATAGGTTTTATGAAGGTAATGAGCCAAGTTTAAACCCAGAAGGCCTTTATGATTATTCAAAAGGTCAGTATAGTGCAATGACAGCAGAAGTTAGAACTGTTGTTTGGGATGGTTCAAATTTAGCAGTTAGTGCTTATACTACTGGTGAATATAGAAAAGTTTTATTAGCTATGTCTGGATTTTCAAGTACAGGTGAAGGTAAATTAATTGGACCTGATGGACATCCAATAGATAATGAAAGTTTCTTGGCTAGTTTAACTGTTACTGCTAAATCTACTGATAAATTTTCTGGTCTTACTACAAATCCATTATTATTTAGAGTTGTTACTCAAAAATATGCTAAAGGTCTTGTTCAGTATGGTTCAGATGTTTCATTAACATTCCCAAGTTCAGGTACAGGTGGTGGTTCATATAATGATTTATCAACACCAGATGGTATTGTTTATCTTGAAGTTGATTTACAAACACCAGCAACTGTTGGTGCTACTTCATTAGATGGTTACAGTGGTTTCACTGTTGCATCTGGTGCAACTGCTAGTGCATTTACTGCAACTTATAGGATTTACAAAAGCCTTGAGTTTGAAGATAAAATTGGTGAAGTTTCTTTTGATTTACAATCAGTTACTGTTTCAGTTACAGAAAGAAAATTAAGAGCGCAATGGTCACCAGAAATGGCACAAGACGTTGCTGCATTCCATAACATTGATGCTGAAGCAGAATTAACTGCTTTATTATCAGAGCAAATTGCGGCAGAAATTGATAGAGAAATTCTAAGAGACCTTAGAAAAGGTGCTGCTTGGAACTTACGTTGGGATTACAATGGTTGGAAGAGATTGGGTACAAACGCTATCCCTTATACACAGAAAGATTGGAATCAAACATTAATCACAACTATTAACCAAGTATCTGCACAAATCCACAAATCAACATTGAGAGGTGGTGCAAACTGGATTGTTGTTTCTTCTGAAGTTAGTGCAATTTTTGATGATTTGGAATATTTCCACGTATCAAATGCATCTCCAGACCAAGACCAATACAACATGGGTATTGAAAGAGTTGGAACATTAGCAGGTCGTTACCAAGTGTATCGTGACCCTTACTTCCCAGCAAACCAAGTGTTAATGGGACACAAAGGAACATCATTATTAGATACTGGTTATATCTACGCGCCATATGTACCATTACAACTAACACCAACGATGTATAATCCATTCAACTTTACACCAATTAAAGGTATAATGACAAGATATGCTAAAAAACTAGTTAACAACCGTTTCTACGGTAGAATT